ATGCCCGAATACTATGCAAGAAGTTATAAATGTGTAGATATGATATGGAATAGAACTAAAAAGACCCCAACATCATGGCAAGGAAACGTAAAAAAGGTGGATTAAAGGGCTTTACCCAAAAAAGTGGGGATATGAGACCTACAAAATCAGGTGCAGGTATGACTGCAAAGGGTGTTGCTAAGTATAGAAGGCAAAATCCGGGCAGTAAACTAAAAACAGCAGTAACTGAGAAGAAACCAACAGGAAAAAGAGCAGCAAGACGTAAATCTTTCTGTGCTAGAAGTGCAGGACAGATGAAAAAGTTCCCAAAAGCTGCTAAAAATCCTAATAGTAGGTTAAGACAAGCAAGAAGAAGGTGGAGGTGTTAATGGGATTAGCTGAAGCAAAGAAAATATTAGCAGATTCTGAGAAACATAGCAGAAGATTAGTAGAACAAGCACAAGAAGTTGTGGAAAAGTTTACACAAAAGGGAGAAAAACCAATGAAATTAGTTGAAGGTAAGACAAAAATGGCGTATGGTGGTACTGTTATGGGTAAAAGGCACATGTATGTGGCAGGAGGCTCTGTTAAAATGAATCCGGGACTAATGGCACTACGTAAATCTAGTCCTGAAGCATTTGCAAAGATTACTAAAGGTAAAAAGATAACAACATGAGTAGACCAAATTTCAGTAAATTTACAGATGATGAACTATTACAAGTTGCTAAAGTTAAAATAGCAAAATCTAAAGATGTAAACAAAGCCAATAAGATGATTTTAAATCAATTTGAAAAAAACTTAAAGGCAATTAATATCCCAAACAAATTTACTGATCCTATAATGAGAAAAGTTAAACAATCAGTTTCAATGGATAAGTCTGCAACTGCTAACCTTAAAAAAGCCAAAGATGTAATATCAAAAGAGTTAAAAAATGTTGTTAAAGATTTAAAAGCAAAGCCTACAAAAAGACCTGCTGGATTAGCTATAACAAATATAAAATTAAAATCCCCAACAAAAACAAAAGCAGGTAGTGGCATATCAGAAACAAGACGTAGATTTAATGCAGCATTTAGGAAAGCTAGAAATGCAGGTAAAGCAACATTTACTTTTGATGGCAAAAAATTCACAACTAATTTAAGAACAGATAAAAAGAAAACATCTCCTTCTTTACCGAAGATGGTAACACTAAGAAGTGGTAAAAAAGGAACAATAGCTCAAAGATTAAAAGAGATTGATAGCGAAAAAAATCGAAACAAGACATTGTCCTTAGTAAGGGCAAGTATGAAAGCCAAGAAATAGGAGACTTAAATGGCTAAAAATATAACGTTAAAAGAACTTAGAGCTTTAATTAAAGATTTCTACCCTAACCTTAGTATGAAAGAGTTTAACGCTTTAACTAAGGGTGGTATGGAAGCGAAGAAGGCTGATGAAGCAGTGCGAAAAATAGGAAAAGCAAAAGGAGGCTTAAATATGCCAATGCACGGAAAGAAAAAATCCAAGATGATGAGTCGTGGTGGTGCTACCAAAAAATCTAAAATGATGAATAAAGGTGGTGCTATGAAAAAGAAAACAAAGTACATGTCAAAGGGAGGCATGAAGAAAACTAAATATATGTCAAGGGGTGGTGCGGCAAGACGTAAATAATGTCTTACCTGATAAGTAACGTTCCACACTTTAAGTGTTGGGTAAGAAAAGAGTTTACTTCTAACCACATGAAGTATCATGGTGAATTTCTCCATGCTATTGCTTTCGCAGTTAATACGATACCAGACAGATCATTAAGTTTCCAAGTTGTTTTTACAGGATGTGACGAAGACGAGAATGTTCATGGTGGTGCAATGTGGGCAAGAATGCCAATACAAGCACTTGTAGCTGACATACCAGTTGATGAATGGGCAGAACCAATGGAAGATCATTTGTGTCAACCTTGGGATTGTGAATCTAGACATCATGCAGTTACAGTTATGGATAGAGTTAGTTCCTCTCCGTGGCTATGTAAAATAGACAATGCTTTTTATACTGCTAAATATTTATTCACTGTAGATTACACAGAGAGTGACATAGCAGATGATCCTGCACAACATAAGCAATCACATGTATTGTACTTGTTAGATGCAGGTAAATGGACAGGTAATATTGTGGCACTTCCAAATAACAGAGTAAGAGCAACAAGTCCTGCTTTATGGGTAACAGGAGAAGGTGCTCCTGACTTTTCACCATCTCAATGGTTACACTCTGCAGAAGCTCATGAGTCATATCTCGACCCATATACGACATTTAATAATTTATATTCCGATGGTAGCCAAACTAAAAACAATAAAAAGAAAAATAAGAAGTAAACAAAAGTTAGGCTTTTCTGAAAGAGCTAGAGCAGTAAACAAAGGATTACTACCAAGTGTCTCCAAAAAAAAGAAATTACAAAAAAGAATATAAGAATTACCATAGTAAGACCGAGCAAGTTAAAAACAGACAAAGTAGAAACAAAGCTCGTAGAATACTAAAGAGTAAAGGGGTAAATGTAAAAGGCAAAGATGTTGCACATAAGAATGGCAATCCAAAAGATAACAGGACATCCAATCTTACAACAAAGTCAGCATCAAAGAATAGGTCTTTTAGAAGAACCCGTCAGTCTAAAAAGAAAAACCCAATGGCATAAATTATGGCAAAACCAAAGAAAAAATCTAAGAGTACAGTAAACAAAGCAGGTAACTATACTAAACCTGCGATGCGAAAAAGATTGTTTAACAGAATAAAAGCAGGAACAAAAGGTGGGGGAGCAGGTCAATGGTCTGCAAGAAAAGCTCAGATGTTAGCTGCCGCTTATAAAAAAGCAGGGGGTGGATATACAAGCTGATGCCACATTATACTAGACCACTAAAAAAAGTTATAGGCAAACTTAAAAAAGCATCTAAGGCTCATGCAGGTCAAGCTAAGACATTGACTAAGATAATGAAAGATCAAAAAAAGGGATACAAGAAAGTTGTCAAGAAAAAAAAGAGATCCTAAAGTTGGCACGGGCAAAAAACCGAAAGGGTCGGGTAGACGTTTATACACGGATGAAAACCCTAAAGACACAGTTAGCATCAAGTTTGCCACACCGACAGACGCAAGAAACACAGTTAGAAAAGTTAAAAAAGTCAATAAGCCATATGCGAGAAAGATACAGATACTTACAGTCGGTGAGCAAAGAGCAAAAGTAATGGGCAAAACTGAGGTTGTTGCCATATTTAAAAAAGCAAAAGAAAGTTTAAAAAGAGCAAATGAGCGAAAAAAGAAAAAGGTGTAAGACTTGCGAATGTTACGATTGCGACTGCGAAGAATGCTCATGCGATTGTCATCACAATGATCGAGTTCTTACTGATATTCATGATAGACAAACAAATAGTCAATCAGACACAGAGATTTAAGAGTATTGATAGATGTTTGTATTTTGCAGAAAGACTGCACGACCAACCCCAAATACCAACAGAGGATGGAAATAAACGTATAACTGCATATTGTAAACCTGTAAGGAAGTAGAATGTTAGCAGAATTAGCAGCGGCAAATGCTGCCTTCGGTGTAATAAAAAGTTTCATAAGCAACGGAAAAGATTTAGCAAGTTGTGGAAAACAGATTTCTGATTTTGTTTTTGCAAAAGAACAAATAGAAAAGAAAGCTAAAAAGCAAAAAGCCAAAGGAGTACGTACAAATGATTTAGAAGAGTTCATGGCTTTAGAAAAAATAAAGCAACAAGAAGAAGAACTTAAACAAATTATGATTTACGTAGGTAGACCGGGATTATGGCAAGATTGGCAAAAATTTCAAGCAGAGGCTAGAAAGTCAAGACGATATGCAGAGAAAATGGCTCAAAGAAGAAAAGAAGAACTTTTTGAAATGATGGGTTATAGTATAGCATTCATAGCTTTACTAGCATTTGGAGGAATGATATTATACTTTGTAGGTAAATGGACAGGTAAAATATGATACAATGGATACTAAATATATTTAAGAAAAGTCAGGGAGACTTATCAAAACATAGACTTCATACAACTAAATATGAAGACTTATGTATGTAAGGATAAAGAATGGCACTTAAAAAATCACAGAGGTCTTTAGTTGCGTGGACAAAGCAAAAATGGAGAACCAAATCAGGTAAACCTAGTACACAAGGGAAAAAGGCTACTGGTGAACGTTATTTACCTTCGGCAGCGATTAAGGCTCTTTCTGCCAGTGAATATGCCGCCTCTACGGCTGCTAAACGAAAAGCGAAGAGAGCAGGTAAACAGGTATCTAAACAACCCAAAAAGATTGCAAAGAAAACATCAAGATTTCGTAAATTCAGTTAAGGTAAAAGAAAAGCTAAGAGCAGAAAGATTAAAGGAAAAAATAGAAAATGATACAAGCGTTAATAGGACCAATCGCAAATCTCGCAGGAACATGGTTTCAAAACAAGCTAGAAAAAACAAAAGCAGAAGGTAAAGCAAAAGTAGCAGAAGCAAAAGCTAGAGCAACTGTAGCAGAGAAAGTGGCTTCAGGTAAAATAGAGTGGGAGGGCAAAATGGCTGATGCCACAAATGAAAGTTGGAAAGACGAATTTGCCTTAGTTGTTTTACTAGCACCTGCAATACTAGTATTTATTCCGGGAATGAGAGAGTATGTTCAAAGTGGATTTGAAGTATTGGCAACGTTACCTGACTGGTATCAATACTTATTATATATTGCTATATCTGCATCTTTTGGTATCAAAGGTGTGGGTCAAGCAGCTAAGATGTTGAAACGCAAATGAGCCTCAAAACATTGACATTTTTAAAATTATCTGATATAACAAGTAGAATATCAGTATACTTTTGGCACAAACATGTGCAAGAAATCCGTAAACAACAATACAAACAAGGACTCCGACCATGAATATAGATGTGTTACGAAAAGAAATAGAAGCTGACGAGGGATGTAAATACGAAACTTACCATTGTAGTGAAGGTCATTTGACTGGGGGAATTGGGCATTTGATTACTGAGTGGGATGAGGAAGTATATGCAAAGCCTATTGGCACACCTATATCTGAAGAACAAGTACAAGAATGGTTTGAAAAAGATGTGCAGACTGCAATAAATGATTGTCAAAATATATTTAATAACTTTGACTCTTTACCTGAGGACATACAACACGTATTAATAAATATGGCATTTCAACTTGGAGGTCCTCGTTTACGTAAATTTAAAAAATTAATCGCTTCAGTAGAAATGGAAGATTATCGTGAGATGTCTTTAGAAATGGAAGACAGTAGATGGTTTAAACAAACTACAAACAGAGCACAACGTTTAATTGATAGAGTTGTGCGATATGGTGTACCTATATGAAAAAGATAAGAGAACTAACAGAAAGACAACAAAAGTTCTTAGACGTTTTATTTGAACAAGCGAATGGTGATCCTACTCAAGCAAAAATACTTGCAGGTTATTCTGAGCATTCATCTACATCTTCTATTGTTGCTACGATGAAAGATGAGATAATGGATGCAACTCAATTATACATGAGTAGAAATGCACCTAAGGCAGCAGTGGCTATGGTTAGTGGCATAGATGATCCAACACAATTAGGTATTAGAGACAGACTTGGTGCAGCAAAAGAATTGCTTGATAGAGTGGGATTAATTAAAACTGAGAAAGTACAAGTAGAAGCATCAGGTGGTGTCATGTTATTACCACCGAAGAAAAAGTAATGCCAAAGATACTTGACAGATTAGTATCTCAGCTTATGGACAAAGGACATAGCAAAAGTGCAGCTTATGCCATAGCAACTAAAAGTTTACAAAGAAGTGGTAATTTAAAAAAAGGAACGCAAAAAGCTACTAGAAAAGGTAAAATGCAAGGAAAGAAAACACCTTCTCAAAGAGCTAAAGAAAGAGCAGCAAAGAAGTCAAAGAAAAAGCCATCAGATTATAAATATAACAAAAAGAAGAATACTGTAAAACTAAAGAAATGAATAGAAGTTTAGGAAAGTGGAAGCTACCACAACCAACAGATTTAAAAGATGAAGGTGAAAAAGAGTGGGTACAGATACCACGAATAGCTAGAACAATACCTTTTGGCTATGTTATAAATAAAGAGGATTCTGAACTACTTGATCCTGTGCCTTATGAGTTAGAGGCATTAGAACTTGCTAGAAAACACGTGAAACAGTTTTCTTATCGTGAAGTGGCTAATTGGCTAACAACTAAAACAGGAAGAGATATATCTCACGTAGGATTAAGAAAAAGATTAATGCATGAGCAACAACGTAAGAACAAGGCTAGAACTCTTAGAAAATGGTCT